TAACTTAGCCTCAGGCAGGTCAACCTCTGCCAGTGTACTCTCATCTACCATAGGCGCACCACTTGGAGTCTTCTTCTTCCACTTGACACCTAGCTTAGACAACCTCTTAGCAATCTGCTGTCGAGATCCTACGTTAAACTGCTCAACACTATCCTTGAGTCGCTTACCTGTCTTCTCGCTGACACGTATGGTAACGATAGGTGGAAACCTTTCCTGTAACTCTGATGCTATCTCATCAATCCTATCTGACATCTCAGTCTGCCACTGTGTAGCTACAGGTACATCTAGCTTGAATCCATTAGCAACCTGCTGTGCTGTGATATCTGCCACCTCATGCTCTAGCTTTACAGATAGATCACTGAATCCTTTCTTCTTAAGAGCAGTCGTGAGATACTTGTACAGCTTAGTAGTAACCTCAACATCACGCTTACAGTACTCGCCCATCTCGTCAGTGTAACCACCATCGAAGTCTTCAACATCGAAGTCCATCTTACCTATGCCAATACGCTTGCCCCATTCCTTGAGACTATGGCCACCTACAGGTGTAGGGTCTAACAGCCTAGCCATAACAAGTGTATCCCAGACAGGTACATCTACATCAACCTGCCAACAGGTCTTTAAGACTGGCTGATCGAAGAAGATTATATTGTGACCCACTAACCCATCGGCAGTAGATAACATCTGCTTCAACGGCTCGCTGTCGAATGTCAGAGTTGCTGTATCTTCTGTGTGCTTCTGAACCCCTGCACACCATATCGTATTGTGCGAAAGATTTGTTTCCAAGTCTATTGTAATCATATCCGTAGTCCTCCAGTGTTATAATAACGTCACCTATCTTGCTCATCTTTGATGCCTCCTATAATATCATCTATGCTCTCTGCTTTATCCTCGAAATCATAGGCTATAGCATAGCATACTCCACATAGGTCTGCAAACTCTCCGCTGTCTGGAGCTTTCATAAGCATCTCAAACTCAGACATCTTTACATTACATGCCGCGCATCTCATAACACTTCTCCCTCTATTATTACTTCTGACATTCGACCAGTGTCTTGATCATAGGAGACTGCTGTAGCTAGTCCTGTCTCGCCACTGAATCGATTCTTAAGCACTCTGATGTAGGTGGTGTTCCTGTCCTCAACATTCTCAGCTTGTCCGTTACGCTCGAATCCAAGCACGATATCAGACAGCTGTGCAATACTGGCAGAGCCACGTAAGTCAGATAAGCTAGTTGCCGCGCCCTCTTCATGACCTTTACCTGCAGGTCTTCTAAGGTGTGACACTAGGAACAAGGCAATACCTGTCTCTTGAGTCAACATACGAAGCCTAGTCATCACTTCATCGATAGCTTTACGCTCATCACCATTCTCCTGAGCAGATACAATGATGGACAGGTGATCTAGGAACACATACTTACAGTCATGAGCCTTAGATAGATACCTAACCTGACCTACAATGTTCTCAACACTGGTAGAACCAAAGTGATCGTAAAAGAACAGCCTATCAGAGCCTAGAGTAGCGTTAAATGCATCACGCCTCTCCTCCTCAGTCGATTCCACTGTCGGAATATGCAATCGCTTGCCTGAGTGCAGTGACATCAGTGACTGAGCAGTCTTAGTGACTGATTCTTCCAAGAATATACAGCCTATGTTACTTTCTGTGTTCTGCAACACATGATACAGCACCTCACGCATCACCTGACTCTTACCAACACCACTACCTGCTGTCAGAGTGACTAATTCATAGTTACGTATACCATAGGTCAGATCATTGAGACCATTCCACGGATACTGCACAGATGCCTTCTCTACAGGCTGATTGACAGCTTCCCACAGACTCTTACCTGCAATGATACCATCAGGCGTATGTATCTCAGCCGCCCACCATGCAGACTTGAAGTCATCTGCCCTGCACCTCTCAAGATACTCGTTAGCATCCTTGAAATCAGGGTGGTGCTTGACAACTCTAGCCTTACCTGCAAACAGTGAAGCTACTTCTTTAGCGGCAGTCTGACCTGCCTCATCAGAGTCAAAGCAGATGATTACATTATCAAAGCTATCTATCCATTCATATTGAGACTTGCAATCCTTGAGTGCTGACTGCGCTCCGTTCTTTATCGATACAGATGCATACTTACTACCGCTCATTTGATATGCACTAGCCGCATCGAACTCACCCTCAGTGATAGTCAGATACCTACCGCCTTTAGGGAACAAGTGCTGTCCAAACAAGACACCCTCACCCCATACACCAAAGCTACGTTGGTTCTCCTTACTACCTATCCTAACCTTTTGAGCGCAGACCAGAGAGTCCTTATCACGATACTCAAATATAATATCATCGCCATCTACACTGATACCATAACGCTCGCAGGTGTTCTGAGTGATACTACGAATCATTTGATGCCTACCTCTACCTACTTCCATACTTACCACTCCTATATCTTCTGTTATAACATTGTTATAATTCTCACCAGACTTATAACGCTCACCACAGCTAAAGCATGTAGTCCACCCATCATGATTGGTTGATGCGCCATCACTACTACTACACACCTCGCAAGCATGATGAGTCTTAGCCCATCCGCTATTCATCAACCTGTTTCCCGTAATAGAGGGTAAGCTTGAGACAATTCACATGTTAGATTGTATAACAACATCTCATCTTCAAAGCTTTCCACTGTATCCATAGACAACTTGATAGCCTCCATCAACTCATTATACAATGCCTTACTCATATCATTCACCTCCTAAGTTTAGTATATGCTCATCGATGTAATCAACTGTACGGCTTACAAGACCACCTACAGCATCTTCCACTAGCTTACCCATAGTTACATAATCCTCATCAGCTAGAGCCTGAATAACCTCACTGTGATAGTGCCTCATATCATCGAGGGTATCGAGGTACTCGCCAATGAAAGCATCAGCAAGTACATCAGGGTCTCGGTTCATTACATCGAGGGAATACAGCCAAGCAGACTCTTTAATATCAGACTCAGTAGAGTCAGCCTCAATGAGGGGAAAAGTAGCTTCAGCCTTAACCCTGTTATAGGGTTGGAATATAATTGGCATATCCATTATTTCACCGCCTTAATCAAATCATTTTCCATAGTTACCTGAGCAAAGAACTCTCTACCCAGACCAGTTATATGTGGGCGATTAGCACCAGTTAACATACCATCGCTGACATACTCCTCACCAAACAAGCTAGTCTCTAAATACTTTAATGGCTTGCCGATGTTCTCTTTCAACTCTTTCTTACTTCTATATCTAAACACTATCATTATCATTCTCCTGTTACATTACCCGTACCTAATTAGATCTCCCCTATAGTAAGATAATTAAGGGGAGCTGTCAACTACTATATTACTTCTTTGTCAATCGTTACTTTAATTCTAGCTGTACTAAAATACTCCTTGATATAATCCTGAACATCAACACCAAACCTCTCCTCTATATCATCAACTAGGCACTCAAGACCACCTACTCGCGTTTCAAAATCACCTGACAGCGTTAACAACTTACGCTCCAGTGTAGCTATACGCTCAGCATCACGCTTTGCTAGATTACCGTTAGCCTCGAAAGCATCGCTCACTTCATCGTGTATCCACGACTGAAACATATTAACAAAGTTATCCATTATCATTCTCCTCTAGTTAAATTATCCACCACAACCATAAAGGTCACAGCAGGGAAAGTTTTGACAACCATAATGCCCAAAGTCCACATCATCTTCATCAGCAATACTTTCTGTACTTACAGGCGATACTGGCCACGGCTTTGGAGGGTTAGTGTAATTCTCACACCACTCCTCACTCACTGGATTAATACCCCAATCACTGATGGTATCTTCAGCCTCTTGATCGTAGTCAAATATATACCTGAACCCTGCTACATGCTCACCATCGACAGTCGTTAGGTATATAGTACCACCATCACATGCCTCTACATTCTCGATAGCCTCATCAAAGTCAGTGCCTGAGTAATCAAGATATTCATCTTCACCCCACACCTCGATGGTGTAGCCCTGCCTGATGCCCCATTGCACCAGATGTCTATGTGCCTTTTCCATTACACCACCTCATTTAGTCGCATATCATACACCTGCACTTCTTCATATCCCTGCCCCTCGTAATAGTCAGCAATCTCCTCAGCTTCGTGTTTAGTCAGACCACGACCCTCTACCTGATTGCCATCTACATACACTGTATATCTCATATCTGGATAGTCCATCAGTACTTCTCCTCTTTAAGTTTATTCACTAGCGCAAGCCACTCCTCAGAATCCAACAACTCTGGGGCATGATCAATCGCCACATCAATTAAGTCTTCGAGCCACATCGGATTGCCTAGATTATCAGACTCACGACACGCCTTGATTATTACATCATCAACATCACCAAAAGGTTTCATTAGTTTTCTCCTACCAATTATGTATTACACCTGCGATTATAAACAAACAGGTGATAAAGTTCAACCCTACAATTACACTACGCACAATCGCAATATAATCAGCTTCTCGATTACTCGCACCAGACTTTTCACCTAGTGCTTTAGCCCATACTTTCCATAGATTTATCATACTTCCCTCATTTTCAGTTGAACTTTCAGGTTGCCAACGGCTTCTCGAACCTTAGATTCTAAACTTTCTTCAAGGTCAGAAACCTCTCTTTGGGCATCATCTAACTCAGACTCTAAAGTATATACCTTGTCTTCGAGATCATCGACACGGCTTTCGAGCTTTTCTTGACTTTTTGATAGCTTTATAGCCACAGTATGTAGTCTCATTGAAAGAGCCGCTTCAACTTTCTGCTCGATGTAACCATCTATCATATCTTGTAAATTCATGACACATACCCCTCATAACTCATCACCTGTACATCATCATAGCCATCATCGCGCCACATCTTAGCTACACGCTCGGCTTCCTTTTTATACATTAGATACGCGCCAACTTCAACGCCACCTACCCATACTGAATACATCATAACATCATCACTCCCGTTCTATATGATACCACCATCACTGATAATAATATCAGACCCGATAGAATTATCAACTCCCATTTATCGTCATTGTTCTTCATCGTATTACTCCTTATAACATTGTTATAAATTAATTACATTGATCTTTTCATACTTCTCATTGTATCGTTTTGCAAGCGCACCATGCGCCAGTATAGCGATATTAGGTTTATCACCCGCACCATCACACAACCCACAATCAATACACTTCACGCCATCAGTATCATTAGGGCATATAATCTCATTAGGCAATAGCTGTTCTGTATCCGTAGTCATTCTAAAGGTACGGAATCCCTGAGCATGAGCCTTAAGCGCGACCTTAGGCGTATCGGCACTAATCATACATACCTCTGCCATACGCTTGTCGAATGCTTTATGCGACATTTGGTGCGTGTATCCAGTCATTAGTCTAGGCTGTACCTTGTCAATCAGATTGCGCCATATATCAAACGGCACTGCTGACGGATCGCCATAGCTACCCAGTCGCAACTCTGCACCGCGTAGGCTTTCCAGATTTATAACATTGTTATAATTCCCACGCTTATATGCGCGCCATATCGACAGGGGTGCTTGGAAAGTCTTAACATAGCAAGCACCGCCTACGCTTGGACGTTGAATACAGTTACCGCAAACACCCTCATCATTGCCTGATTTGACAGCCTCATGCGGTGGTGTATCGCGCAACATTATCCAAGTCTGTACCATAGATCTGAAATCATTATCCGTTTTAGGATTATTCCCACCCATTGTGACAATAACAACGATAGGCTCACCAGTTAATAGGCTTGCGCCCTCCCACAATTTAAATCCTGCCATGTTTCACCTCATATAAAGTTATAACATTGTTATAAATAATTAGTTTAATTGATACCACTGTTTCCAATGGTATCTATAAAGTAATTACTTACCTCGTGAATATAAGCTATCGACTATTAAATCTTTATGCTCTGGAAATAGTCTGATCAATGTATCCTTAATTGTAACGTATTCATAAAAATGTTGATCCGCGAATATTGTATATTTTAGATATTCTCTAGAGCTTCTATCGCTTGCGTTACATTTAGCATTCCAGTAATAGTATTCTTCACGAGCCGCGCGGAATTGTTTAACATTCGCTTTAATAGCTTGCTTCACTAGTGTATCTATTGATGGTAGTTTTAACATTGTAGTCACCTTGTATTGGTTTAAAGTTGTTATAACAATGTTATAAATATTAATCCTTATAACATTGTTATAACAGCTAAAGCGTCCTTGCTCTGCTGTTATCAATCTTAGCACTTTGGTGCTAGTAAAGTCAATGCCACTTCAAGTGCTTCACGCTTTTTCTCGTCCTTTTCACGCTTCAGCATTCTAGTTAACTCTTGAAAGGCAATGCTATATCTAGGCGCGCTTGCATCATCTTTAACTGTCTCAGTGTTAGCACTCTCACCGCCTTCACCTTCACCGCCTTCACCGCCACCAGTCGCGCCTTTCTTAACTCTTGGAGTCACTTCAACAATTTCCCCGTCCTTAACAGTACAGGCTTTTTCGCTAATGCCTTTTTCCTTGTTTGCCTTTTTAGTGATTCGATTGAATAACGCTCTTAATGTAGCTAATGCCTTTTTATCTTTAGCAACCTCACCCCAAAAGGCAATGATAAATTTGGTAGCTTTAGCATTACCATCTAGATGCTCGTTATAGCTTGCAGTTAATAAACCAGTGATTGTATCTCTTGCAGTTTGAGCATTGATGAAATCGTTTGCAAAGTCTTTAGCGTTTTTAATTGTTAATGTAGTCATAGTGTTCACCTTAGTAGTTGATAATCATTCTCATTTAGTTAAAGAGGGGATTGCCTCTCGACTTGTTACCAATCTTACAGGACTGGCCGTCAGAGTCAACCTTTTTTATAACATTGTTATAATTAAAGCGTGACCAATCTATCCAATCTGGTCATATTATAGGCGAATATGGGCGATTTTAGGCGAATTTACAAAACCAAACATGCTCGACAACCTATCTAGATTGCCTCAGTTTCAATTATCTTTTTATCTATATCGTGCTATCAAGAATCATAATCGCGCTTATATGGCATTCTAGACCTACTGAGCGATAGCATCTAAATATATTGATATAACAAATAGTTACTAAAAACATAGGTGCTTATAACTATAATGATATAGATCTGGATAGGCTATTCAACGCTCAACTAGCACATACACCCAGACTATACAAACTTTATAGGTGACTGCATAGTCGTGACTGGTCACGCTGTTTCGGTCACGTTGATGATCGGCATAGACTACCCCACCCCCTTATTGCTACACAGACGGCGTAGGGGGAAGGTTGGTTACTCTCTCTGGCGAGGATTTGAAACTTCCATGTAGCTGTTCACAAATAATGATTGACATTTACTTTAAAGTATGCTATAATATACTATATAGACAACAAAGTGAAGAGGCAATTAACTGATGTTTACATTCAGTAACCTTATTGATTATTCACATCGACTATAATTATTATATACCATGTCGTGCATGTAGCGACTACATAGCGCATGTAACGACAGTAATGGTAGAGGTAACAGATGACAGAACAAGACAAAGATATGCGTAAGCGTGTTAAGCTCTTAAAGAAGAGTGACCCTGACGATTACAATGTCAATGAGCAGTTCCTTCAGTTTGTCGCGAGGTACGTAGAATCTGGAGATGCTCGTGGGTCGTGGGTTCAAGCAGGTTATTCTCCGAACAGTGCAGGGACAGCAATGTCTCGCTTACGTGACAACTGGAGACTTGTTGAGTCTATGGTTAAAGAACGTATAGGCGCGCATGTCCCTATGGCGTTAACAGGTATTATTGAATTAGCTCAGACAGCAAAGCAAGAGTCTATAAGGCTAAAGGCACAGCAGGACATTCTCTATAGAGCAGGTTATGATAAGCCTATGGAGATGGTTGTAACAGACAAGGAAGCTAAGGACTTAAAGGATGATGAACTACAGAAGGAGCTTCTAGCAATCTTAGGTAAGCCCACTATAGATGTGGAAGCAGAAGAACTTTAACTCTCTACCATAAGGCGAGAACATGAAACTACCATTTAACAGACCTAACTTCGATGACTTACAACAAGAAGTTGAAGAACAAAGACTACTCATCTCAAGGTTAACAGCGGCATTAACATTGTCTGAAGCTGAACTAGTAAGAGCTAATACAACTAAGAAGACAGTGAAGAAGAATGCATCTAGAGCCTGAGCAGATAGCAAAGCTTCCTAAAGAACAACAGAAGAGACTACTAGAGTTATTACGAGAGCAGAAAGAAAGAGTTAAGTTTAACAAGAAAGACCATTTCAACTTATACGAATGGCAACAAGGTTTAGCTAACTCTACTACAGATGCTCATCAGGTGTTGGCAATGTGTGCTAACCAGATTGGTAAGTCTACTAGCGGTGCTTATATTACAGCGTGTCACTTAACAGGTATCTATCCTGATTGGTGGAAAGGTAATAGATTTGATAAGCCCATCTACTGTTGGGCGGCAGGTGTATCTAATGATACCACCAGAGATATCCTACAGACAGAACTGTTTGGTCTCGCTGAGAGTGAAAGCGAATGGGGTACAGGTATGGTTAATCTTTCCATGATTGGAGAGAAGACCAGACGTAGAGGTGCTACAGGTAATACCTATGATAGTGTCATGGTTCAACATCATGACGAGAATGGTAACCCTGATGGATGGTCTCGTATTGGCTTTAAGTCCTACGAGATGGGTGAAGAGAAGTTCTATGGCAGACCAGTTGATTGGATTTGGCTTGATGAGCAACCACCCTCTAACATCTACACGCAGTGTATTACACGTACCGTAGCAACTAACGGATATGTAATGATGACGTTTACACCAGAGGATGGTATGACTCCTGTTGTAAACCAATTCATGAATGACATTAAAGCAGGACAGATGTTAATACAAGCTACGTGGGACGATGCTCCTCACCTAGATGAAGATACTAAGGAACAGCTATTGGCACAGTACCCTCCGCATGAACGGAAGCTACGTAGTCAAGGTATCCCTGTATTTGGTTCTGGTCTTGTGTTCCCTGTATCTGAAGATAATCTGATCGTTGATCCGTTTGAAATACCAGATCACTGGAAAAGAATTGCAGGGTTAGACTTTGGTTATGATCACCCCACTGCTGTAGCTTGGATAGCTATAGATGAAGAGAGTGATACTTATTATGTCTATGATGTCTACGCAAGCCGTCAGGAGACCGCTATAATCCATTCTGCGGCGATTAAACAGAGACCCCAATGGATACCAGTGGCTTGGCCTAAGGATGGCTTACAGAGCGATAAAGGAAGCGGAGTAAGTCTTGCTTCACAGTATCGAGATCAAGGTGTCAACATGTTGCATGATTGGGCGCGTAACCCTAAAGCTTCTGGAGACACAGGTAAGGGCAACAACTTTATAGAACCTTCTATTATGGAAATGCTACAGCGTATGGAGACAGGTACGTTTAAAGTGTTTGGACATTTAGAAGAATGGTTTAAAGAGTTTAGATCATACCATAGAAAAGACGGAAAGATTGTACCTATAAAAGATGATATTATTTGTGCGACTAGATACGCAGTAATGTGCGCTCAGTTCGCAGTAGCAGGTAAGACTCAGAACTGGGCTGATTATGGTGATCAGTCTCTCCCTATTAAAAACTGGAGTAACGTATAAATGGATAAAGCTATCACAAACGAAGACCTATCAGAGATTGTAGGTAGAGAACTAGCATCTGCCGACTCATGGTCTAACGGTGACCTTGCAGATCAACAGGCAGAGGCTCTTGACTATTACTATGGTCAGCCCTTTGGAGATGAGGAAGAAGGCTTCTCTTCTGTTGTCACGAGAGATACATTGAAAACTATCGAGGGTATCATGCCTTCTTTGATGAAAGTATTTGCTTCAGGTGATACCTTTGTCGAGTTTGAACCTACAGGTGCAGAGGATGAGAAAGCGGCACAACAGGCTACAGACTATTTAAACTATGTATTTGATAAACGATGTGATGGCTTTAACGTATTATATACATGGTTTAAAGATGCTCTGCTAATGAAGAACGGATTAGTAGAAGTAAGTTGG